CGCATCAAATCCCGCTGCCTCGTTAGTGATGTTGTACCAACTATTGGTCGCTAAATAGTAGCGATACTGAACAGCATTACCAGCAGTAATAGTGGAGACATCCCCAAAGATTGCAGCCGCGCCATTAAGCGCGATTGTGAACGCTGTAATTGTTTGCGTGCTAGTTATCAGCACCTGAGTGCCATCAGGCACGCCGGTGTTCAGTGGCAGGGTGACGGTTCCTGTGGCCAATGTGCCTGCGGGTTGGATAAGCATCCATTGCTGCTCACTGACCGGCGTTGGCACAGTGATATTGAATCCAGCGCCAGGTGTGTAAAGGGTGGTTGAAACGGTTGGTGCTGCAAATACGGTTTGAAAGTAGGCCAGCAATTGGCTGACCGATACCTTGCGAGCATCGCCATTGTTTGGCACGTAAATCGGGAGTTGGTCGCCGCCAGAGACTTGGCTGAGGCTTGCGAGTTGATTGATGGTTGGCATGATTTAAACCTTAATATAATTCAATTTGACCGTCTTGACCTGCAAGAAGTGGGTCAACTGGCTGGCGAAGAAATGGGTTGTCATAAACGCGCCACGGTTTATTGCCTGCGCCTGCTGGCATTGTGCCAGGCATTTGTTGCTCATATGGCATAGCGGCTAGAGACAGCAAAGTGTTGTAAGACTCTTTGGCCGTTGTTTTGGTGTCTGGCATAACCTGCTTGCCGTAGCTGGGTGCCAGTTTGATGGCCAAATTTGTGTAAATAGCCTCAATTGAACTGTCAGGCACGTTGGTCTGCTCGTCTAAGTCGCTGTCCTGTGGGCTTGATGGCAGAGGGTAGCCCAAGCGTATGCCTAGCGCGTTCCATGCTGCAATCATAGTGTCCAGCCTGCGAACTGCTGATTGAAATTGCTCTGGGGTCAAGTCAAAGACGTAGGAGGCAAGGCCAATTTCCTCAAAGGCTTGCGTGACGAATTGGCGCTTAGTCCATCCCATTTCATTCTCCCGTAGTCGGTTCGGTCAATCTGTCTTGAATCAATTGTCCCAGTTTTTTGTCTCTTGTCCTACCGTCAAAACGGATGCTCAACTCATTGGCCTTGGCCTCTAGCTCTGCGCGGGTTGGTGCTGCGTCATCAATGACTGGTTCAGGCACCGCCTTGATTTCTGGCTCTACCTGCTTCCAGCCTAGTGGCTTGGATGGCTTGCGCTTCTTGGTCTTTTTGGCCTTGAGCTTGATGCGCCAGTCTGCAACCCTCTTTGGTGTTGTAGCCTTGTCGCCTGCGGCTTCAATAGCGTCGGCAGATGATGCAAACCAGCCAGTGGCTAGTTTCTCGTCGAATTCCTCTTGCGTCTTTGCGCCCGTGTAAGCATACGTGCCGCCACTTGGCTTTTTATGTGGGCCTGGGCTGCGATACAGCATAGTTGGAAACAAGTCGCTCATTTCTTGGCCTTCATGGGCTTGGCAGTTTTCGCAGATGCTACAAAGTCAGCCTTGGTTGGTGCGCCTTTTGCACCAGGCTTTTTCATGCGCTCAGGTGTCTTGCCTGCGGCCTTCTGTGCCGCAATACGGTCACGCTTGGCATTGATATTAGCATACAAGCCGGTCTTCATTTCACGGCCTTCTTGGGTGCTTTGCTGGGCTTGCCTGCGCTATTGGCTGCTTTGCGTGCAGTATTAAGTGCCACGGCAACAGCTTGCTTCTGAGGCATTCCTGACTTCATCTCTTTTGCAATGTTTTTGCTTACGGACTTGGATGAGTAGCCCTTGGTCAATGGCATGGTGCACTCCTTAAAAAATAAAAGATGAGGCCGAAGCCCCATCTCTTAGTTTAGGTTATTGATTAAATAACAAAATTCCACTCATTTCTGGCTGTTTGTTAACCACGCCAAACAGAGTATCCAAGCGGTACTTGATCGTCATGGAATCAATGTCGTAGAACTTCTGCATGACCAACTCGACACCTTGGTCGGTGGTGGCACGCATCACTGCGGTGCCAGCATCGGCTGGGATGGCGTAACGGCCTGGGAGAATTTCCAGCGAATCTTTCTGCCAAAACACGTTGATTGCCGAGGCACCAGTGTTTAGGAAGGTGATTGCTGCGGTTGCCGACTCGGTAACTACTTCCACGTTCTTGTACTGCAACTCAGCATCAGTTGGCGAGTTTGTAGCGCCAATGATTGGAGGGCTAATCACCATTGTGGTGCCATTGGTCACGCTAAGGACACGATATGTCTTTAGTTGGCCAGTAGACGCTTTGGTGATGTGGTGCACCGCCTCAACGCCGTCAATGGTGAACGCATCGCCAGCAACAATGCCAGTGGTGCTAGACACAACAACAGACTGGTAACGGTTGTCAACGTTGATCTGTCCACCGACCGAGGTCGATGTAGCTTGAGGAACGAAGTCAGCCTGTGAGCCATTTGTTGCAATAGTGATGGAACTGCCAGCAGCCACACCAATGCGGTTTGCATAGTCAAACTTGTAGGTGTCAAAGCCTGCGACCATGCCAACAAAGTTGCGCTCGTAAGCCTTGTCAGACTTAGCATTGCCAAACGAACGGCTTGCTTGTGACAAGTTGCCAGCTAAACCGTTGTAATCGCGGCTTGACAGACCCAAGAAGCGGTCGTAATCAGGCACGCCTTGCTCGTTCATGATGGTGTCGCACAAGGAGACATCATCATAATCACCGGCAGCAGCACCAATTGGAACAACCAGCGTGCCTTGGGCGGCTGCTGTGTTCATAATCGCGACGTTGATGTCGGATGCGAGCTTTTGCTTGGCTGACTCACCCAAACGATTTTCTTGCAACGCATCACGCAGATCAAGCGTTGTCATAGTCCAAGGCACAGTCTTGCTGAAGCCAATGGTAGATGGCACAGACAACTGGGTCATGTTCTGGTAAGACGATGAAATGCTGGTGCCTGGTGTGCTGTCGATCGACTGAGCGATGTAAGGCATAGGTCTCCAGATGGTGTCGTTGGTACGAGCCATTTCAGTCTGGTTTGTGTTGTACACGCTAACGTGACGCGACAAAACCAATAAGTCTTGGAAACCTTCGAGGATGTCTTCGAACGCAACGCGCTCTTCTTTGGAAAATGAATTTGCCATGAGTGGCTCCTAAATTAAATAAATCATTTGGAAGCTGCTCGTTTCTGCGCTTTGTACTGGATGACTTTCGTCATGTTCCCAGTCTTCTCCGCTTCTGCTCGCAGCCGTTCAAGGGTTGAGTCCACCGCCCCAGATGTTCGGCCAGTACCTGACACAATTCTCTCGGGTGGCGGGGCTGCCTTACGGTTCGTAACTTTCAATTCTTTCTCCAGTTTCGCTACCGCAAAGGCAAACTTTACGGGGTCTTTGATTTCGGACAGCTCTTTAGCCTTCTTTGGGTTCTTACCGAGCGCGTAGACCACTAATGCGGGATTATCTGCACCTTGAAGCATAACGCCTTGCTGGGTGACGCTGAACAACTCTTGGGCCACGGCCTCAGCGTCTTCAAAGTCTTTGACCTTCAGCTCTGCTTTCGCTTTGCTGTAGCCGTCCAGTTTGGCTTGCCAGTCTTTTTGCTGAGTCATAACTTCAGCTTCTTGTCTGGCGTTTATTTCATCAGCGCGACGTTTACTGTCAAACCAATTAGTTAATGCATCTTCGTACTTTTCAGAGTCATAGTCGTAATCTTCGAGGCTTGGCTTTTTACCTAAAATGACTGGCTTGGTCTCGGTCGTAGTGGTTTGTAGCTTGCCTTGCAGTTCACGGTTCTGGCGCTGTAGCTCACGGTTGGTCTTACGCAGCTCACGTACCCATTCTGGGGCTTGAGTCTGTTCCTCGGGAGGTGGCGCTTCCTCACCAATGCTTACGATAACGTCGTCGGTTTCGGTGTCGTCGGTTTCATCGTCCAACTCGTCGCTAGGCGCTTCGCTGGTTTCAACTTCTTCCTCAATAACCACGTCCTCGTCTTCGTTCTCGCTCACTTCTGCCTTGTTCATCTTTGACCCCATCAAACTCACCCATTGAACGGCTGGGTGGATGCCGTTTGTGTGTAATTTTGACTAAATTTTTACCTTTTGTCAATCATCTATGGAATTCGTCTTTTGACAGGAGTTTGGTTAAATAGTATGGCTGTTCCCTGCTCTGGGTTCACGCCACCTGTGTATCCATACTCCTTAATCATACGCTCAACATCAGTAAAGGCTTGTGCGGGGTCTGGTATCCCTTTATTGTATTTTGAAGTAAATGGAACACGACTGGATTCAATAGCTAATTTTCTAAAATCTAGTGGGTCTGATGCAAAATTATACAAACCTTGACTTTCTGCGCCGTACTGGTAAACACCCAAACCAGGCTCCTTACGCACTTTGGATGGGTCACCCACATAAGCATAAGACCTTTGCATGACTGGATTTTCTGACTCTAATAGCCTTTCCATTTCTCTCCCTTTAATACCTTGCCCATAACGACTTGGGTCAAGAAACGCCAAATTAGGGTCATGGCTAAAATGCGTCAATGTTTCAGAGGTTGTTGTGCCCAATTTTGGTACTATCAAAGGCTGAATGTAGTTTGGCATACCTCCAGTAAATAAGGGGTCTAAAAACTCTGGCGGCAATATCACGCTTTTTTGAGGTGCAAATTGGAAATTTTGCCATGTTTCACCAAGTAGTTTGTCTATTCCAGCTACATCATCTAATTTTCCTCCTCTGCTTGCCTCATAACGTATATCGTTAAGTTTGTTAATTCTTGCTTTTAATTCTGCATTTATTGGTGTGTAATTGACAAACGAATTTTGCCCCCTTGTCTCACTTGCCATAGCAATTCGTGCTAATGGAGAAAACATTTGTGAATGTGCCCCGTATGCGATTTCCTCACCTTTTGCACCAAATTGATTGCCATGTACTGCGTGGCCATAAAAATCATGCACTGCGCGGAACATCTCATTAGTGTTAAGTTTTGTGTTTGGGTCAACCGCATTTAGAAAATCGTGAGGGTCGCCTCCTTGATAAACATACAAATGTTTGTTTCCATACACATCTTTCAGCATTTCTTTGCTGCTGGAATAGTTCCCTTCCCCTGCTCGGTGGTATGACAAACTCACAGGCAATGAATAAAACTGGTCTTTTGTTTCTTTTGCAAGTTGTAAATACGAAGCCTCTAAAAGTTGGTCATAATTTTTTGCGCCAGTTGATTCAACCATCTGTGGAAATTTTTTCCCATATTCTTGGAATATAGTATTTTTATATGAATCACCACCTTCAGCGGCCAATTGAAACGTCCTACCTATTGCTGACTGTTTGGCTAAACTTGATGTCGGCATTTGAGGTAACTCATAATTTTGCCCAGATGTTTTTTGGGTAAATTCATTAGCCACTCTACGAACAAAATTATCTGGCGTACTTAATAGTTGACTTACCGCCTCGTCCGATATTGGTTGCGGAACAATGCTTCCAGTTGTTCCTCCGATAATGTTTTGCTGCTGTACTTCTTCTCGTATTCCGATATTTTTTTGTCCAGCTTCTCCAAAACCTTTTGGCTGGACTCTGAAGAAGGGGCCTTCTTGGGTTGTTTCATATAAATTTTCCTTAATATTTGTATTTTCGGGCATGGTTTCCTGCCGCCACTTTCCGTCAGAACCTTTCCATGTGCCGGTCTGTTGCCAGATAGTGCGAGCGTCAACACCTGTATCAGCCAGCATCTTTGCTGCGCTGGCTTGCAAAGCATCCCATGTCTTCGCACCTTTACCAACAAACATGCCGCCTATCATCGGCGCTGCTATTGCTGCACCTTTGGCAATGCCGCCTGGCGTTACCATTGATGCTAGAAACTCGGTAAATGGAGCGCGTGCCGAGCTTATTATCCCAGCGTCTTCTAACTTTTTCCCATAATATTCGCTACTGCCAAGCACCTGCTCGTCTGGTGTTTTGTAGCCAAATGGCCGCATGAGCATAGTAGAAAGGTCAACAAGGCCACCAAACCCACCTGCCGCTGTACGGTAGGCAATGTCTTTAAAGCTCGGGTCTGCCATTGATTTAAGCCTCTGGTTCAATCATTACAGTGGTGCCAGGCGTTGGCTCCATTTGCCCTGGTGGAATCCCGCTTTCCCTCATTTTAATTGCAAGCTCTTGCGTCTTAATTGCTAGCTCTTGCGTGTCTATGTCAACTTGGTTAAGGGTTTCGACCGTCTTAGCGCGTTTTAGTTCTGCGTCTGCAATGGTCTCGACTGTATCAGCGCGAGCCTTTGCCGCTTTAGCTGTGGCTTCCTCTGCGGCTGCCTGCAAGTAAATCGCATTGGGGTCTTGCGGTGTGCCTTGCATTTCTGCCATAAGTTCTTCGCGCTCTGCATCGGTTGGCTCTACAACACCCATGCGGAGCAGCTTCTTGCGGAAATAAGCGTTGGTGTCTGCCAAGCCCTCGCCCTCCATGTTCATCATGGCCATAGCGGTCAAGACTTGCGCGGTTTCTGGGTCTTGGGTAATCTGCAACATGCCGGTCAATGCGCGAACGGTAGCTTGTCTTTTGCTTGAACTAGATGGGCCAACATCAGCCACAATTTCAAACGTCGCATTGCTCATGTCATTTTCAATAACAAGAGCGCCGGATTCTTGGTTAATCATAGGCTTCATTAGCTCAGCCATGCCAGACTTACCGGCTGGTGTAATGGTCTTCATCTTGCGCTTGTCCTCAATGTAGACCTCTTTGGCCATTGACAGCCAGATTTCACCGCAGCGCTTCATGCCTTTTGCAAAGTTGCTCATGTAGATAAATGACTGCATATCAACGCGGGTCTGAATCATCTCCACCGCTTTGCCTGAGATGTTGCTGACCATCTTGTCGGCACCACCTTGGTTGCCCAAGATGTCCTGCATGTCGGTCTCGGTTATCTGCAAGAGCGCTGCCATTGCTGGTGGGATTGATGCGCTGCGGGTGTAGGCAACTGGGCCACTAGCTGCTTGGTTGCCGTTCTGGTCAGTGATTGGGTTAATCAGCAAGTACGGATAGTCTTTGAGGTTATCCTCTGCCCACATGACTTGATGGCCAGCGACCTGCTCAGGCAGAAGGATGGGCTTTTCAACGCTTGACAGTGCGCTTATCTCACCGAGCTTGGATAGCTGCATATTCTTAAGTCTCTGCGCGTCCTTGGCCAGCCTGACGTGTCCCATGCAGCGCTCAATATTGTCAACAAACCAGCGTTTACCGTACACCACGACAATGGGGATGCACTTTCCTGCAATGTAGCCAGCGTCTTCCAGCACCTTGCCACCGGACAGAACGTACTTGTGCACGCGCTTAGTCTTGATGCGCTTTTGACGAATCTCCATCGTGCCAACAGCACTTAGGGTTTCCTCTAGCATCTCGTCGTTCGCAAAGTCTGCCTGGGTGTAGCGTTCTTCCTCGCCTGTAATGGTTTGGAAAATGCGTATAGTTTCGCTCTTTTCCTCGACCTTGTAATACTCGGCCACGTAAACAACGTCAGGCGTACACCAGTCAAACTCATACTGATGGATAATCTTTGGCCAGCTTGCAGGGTCATCGTTGTAGGCTTCTTTGTAAGCCTGGCGCGTCATTGATGTGACAACGAAACAGAATTTTGCGTCGGACTTGTCTTGTCGTTTAGCACCGAGGTCAAAAAACACCGAGCTGTCAGCGTCAAAAATAGGCTCTATGCGTATGCGTTGGCGGTCATCTTCTGGGTCTTCATCGTCCTCGTAGGTGGTACGCAAGCGCCAGGCACCAATGCCGCCTCCAACAGCTTCCTCAAAAGCGTTGTCATAGGCTTCATCTGCCACGGATGCTTGCTCATCTGCGCGGTATAACCCGTCGCAAACCTCGGCCAGCTTGTCATTGTCTGTGCCGTCTTTGGACACAAAGTCCACGGTGATGCGGTTGTTGCGGTACTCGTTGACCACTCGAATCACGGACAGCATGATTTTATTAACCTCAAACTTGGGCTTGTTCTCGTACTGGTCCCAAAGTGGGCCTTCCCACTGACTGCCTGCCAGCGAGTAGAAGCGACGGTCTTGCAAGCACTGAAGGCGCTCGTCACGCAATGCGCTTTGAACATCATCAAATTGCATTAGTGCCTCATCATGCAAATTAGCAAGTCGCTGGTCGTTTGAAAGTCTGGCCATGTTAAATCCTCATTTTGTGCAATTTTCTCACCATTTGTGCATGGTGGCAATTGGCGTGAACATCGCCGGTTTTGTTATGGCTGCGCGTCTGACACCTTCGCAGGCGTAACGCAGCGCATCTATGACGTGGTTTTTCTTGTCTTCAAGCACTGGCAAGATTTTACCCGTTAATGCGTCTTGCTTGTAACTGTACAGCATAAGTTCATCAATTGTATGGATGCAGCGAGGGTGAACCACGATGTCGTAGTTCTTTAAAAACTCAATGCCCTCCTCTACCGACTTCGGCCCTTTGACTGCTGTCATTATCTTAGGAAAGCCGTTGCGCTTCATGTGGCTGATGGTCTCCGGTCTTGCTGAGTCTGCAACGATTGGCCACTTTTCTGCCTCTGGCACCTGCATAAATAGTTCAGGCGTGTTGACAATCTCACAGCCGACCATGTAAGCCTCATAGTCAATGTAGAGCTTGCGCCCAATGATGTGGCAACGCACCAAGGTGGTTGGGTCAACAGCGAAGCCCCAGTCAGCGCCGAGACGGTGGATTGCGTCTGTTGGAGCTTCGAAGTCGTCCACAACCCAGTTTTTAAACACGCGGCTGTTGCTGTTTGTTAGATACCCACCCATCCAAACGTGCAAGTATTTGTCGGGGTCGCGACGCTTGTCGTACTCCATCTCGTCACGCAAAACGGTTGGAAACCACGGGTTATCAGTAAAGTTAACCTTAATAACGCTTGCGTCTTTTGGTGGTGTCGGGCCGCGTAAGAGAAAGTCAACTGGGTCGGACTGTTGTCTTGGGTTCCACGTAAACCATAATTCACTGTCGGGCTTGCGAATAGTTGGCCGCAACAAGTCAAGGCTGGTCTGGCTCAGGCTTTGGGCTTCCTCCACCCAGGCGCAGTCGTAGCCCTCCAGCGACTTAATGCTATCGGCGGTGTGGTTCTGCATACCTTGAAAAATAATCGCGCCATCGGCCTTCTTGGACTTAATGACCGCATCCTGCACCTCAAAGTAGGCTCCAGCGTTCATGGCCTGAATCTTAATCTCTAACAAGCGTTTGACTGACTGGCTGAGTGATTTCTGGATTTCACGCACGCAAACACTGCGCCGCTTTTGATCCATGATGTGAGCCTCAATCATTAGTTCGGCAAAGGTGTGTGACTTGCCAGAGCCTCGACCGCCCCATGCGCCCTTGTAGCGGCTGGCCTCCATCAATGGCGTTGCCCACTCAGGAGTTTGGATTTGCAGGGTTTTACCCATTCTTGACAATGACGCGCTCAATCTTGGCAAACTCTAACGGAACGCCATCAGCACCTGTCAGTTCGTGCTTTTGCACCTCAGACCATCGCATCTGAGTCTTGCTCCACCAGATCATTGCTGTTGTGTCGCCGCCTATTGCCTTTTGGAATAGTGTTTGTCCTACCTGCTCATTAGCTGTGGCTTTGCCGGAAACCAGCTCGGCTGCAAAGTGTTTGCGCAGTGTGTCGGTGTCGATTCCATCACGCACTAAAACTGCTATTTGCTCAATTGGCAAGCCGACTCCTGACAAACTTTGTACCTGTTTGCGTTCTGCATCGGTCGGCTCAAATGCCGGTCTTCCCGCACCTGGCCGCGCACCACCATTCGGCCCTGTCTTTTTTAATACCGATTTTTCAGTTGTTTTCTTTTTTGTTTCCATTTTTTACCTTCGCGAAAGGTTACTTAGTTTCTGCGTGTGTGGTTTTGTATATGGTCTTTATGCATATTGCATTTAAAACCTTATGCTTCATTCTACTCAAAAAAACGCCCACCGCAAGGGCAGGCGTAAGTTGGCGCAAACCAACAGGAGAGAAGGCTTCATTGTAATTGCAAGCGCCACCAGTGTGCAAGTAGCAAAGCCTCAGCCCGACCATTGTCCTTTTTGCGTGCCAAAGGTGCTTCTGGCCATAAGTGGCGTGCAAGTAGTAGCGACTCGTTTTTGTCGCTTGTTAGGCAAAGGTCACGTTTCCACTTTTTAGGCGCCACCATGTGCGTAGGCGCATTTATACGCTGCATCAAAGCCAAGGCCATGCCAAACGCTATACCGAATTTAAACGTAGACGCTACGCCTTGCTTTGGCATTGAATGTACGGCCTCCACGCATACCTCTAAGTCTGCGCCGTCTCTTGCTTGGCTAATCTCGCTGTGGATGTCGTTGGTCAATAACTGCTTGCTGTCGTTTAGCATATCGCCACAACCCACATACTTACCGTGCCAGTCAATCATGCCCCACGCGCCGCTAAATCCTGGGTCTATACCTAATATTTTCATTGGTCGTTAATCCTTTGCATAACTTCGTTTAGCAGGTCGTACTGATTGCCGTATTGCTTTTCAAAGCGCTTTTTCCACGGGTGGACTGCTATAAGCCCAGCTTGTCCTGTGTTTTCTTGGTGGTGTCCCGCGCATAGGGGTAAGACCTTGGTATGCGCGTTTGGCTTGGTTCGCCCGTCAATGTGGTGTATCGACACTTGGTCGTTAAAGACGCCATCCTTTAGGCAAGCAATGCAACCAAGTTGAGCAATGCGGTTTTGTAGCGCCTTTTCTGACGTTGAGCGTGTTTTACCCTTCATCTAATGTCACTCCATTTTGAGCCGCCCACGCCATGCAGAACTCTGTGAACTCGCTTGCGTCTGCCTTATTGAATTTGCGCGACTGTATACCTAGTTGAACCACCCTTTGACCGTCTAAGCTCGGCGCTACCTTACCTGCTGACCTGCCAGTCTCGCTTGCCCACTGGTCAATCAAGAAACGCTTCCAGCTTTCGCCATCCCACTTAGCGCCCGCATGGTTTGCCTGCTTTGCAATCTGGCCAATAAT